GGGACGCGTGAAATCCCAACTGGAATCAGCCAAGATTCAGCTTAAAGACGCCGTGGCGAAAGGGGACGTGGACGCCCAGGTTGCCGCGAATCAGTCGCTGGCAAGGTTGGCTATTGAGGAAGAGCGCATAAAAGCGACAGAAGATCAGCGAAAAAAATATGAGGAATCATTAAAAAACGCTGGACAAATAGGTGAGCAACCTGTACAAAGTAGAGTTCAACAACCCAGACCTGATCCAAAGGCCGAACAATGGGCCGAAAAGAACGAATGGTTTGGCAAAGACGAAGCGATGACATACGCCTCGTTCGGCATTCACAAGAGGCTTGTGGAGGAGGACGGATTCAATCCTACAAGCAATGAATACTACGAGGAAATTGACAAGCGCATTCGCAAGGAATTTCCCCATAAGTTTAATGGGGGAGAAAAGGCAAGCAGCAAACCCGTTCAGACAGTTGCATCCGCCTCAAGAACCTCAGGAGCTGGACGCAAGACCGTGAGACTCACACCGTCACAAGTAGCGATTGCTAAAAAATTAGGTGTGCCACTTGAAGAATATGCGAAATACGTGAAGGAGTAGGCATATGAATGATAAATTAAAAGTTACAAATAAGACTCCACGCGCTGCCCTTTCTAGAGACAAATCGACTCGAAGGAAACCATGGGCACCACCGTCATCTCTAGACGCGCCACCTGCACCCTCTGGGTTTATACACAGATGGATAAGAGCAGAAACTCTAGGTCAAGAAGATAATAAAAATTTATCAGCTAGACTAAGAGAAGGCTTCGAACTCGTAAGAGGCGATGCCTATGATGCGGAATATCCAACTATACAGGAAGGTAAATATAAAGGCGTTATTGGAGTTGGGGGATTATTACTGGCAAAGATTCCGGAAGAAATCGTGCAAGAACGTATAGACTATTTTGCGCAAAAAACGCAAGATAGAGATGACGCAATAGAAAACGATCTATTGAAGGATCAACATCCCAGTATGCCAATCAGTAAACCTGAGCGGCAAAGTCGTGTAACCTTCGGTGGTAACCGAAAGAACTAATTTTCTAGCTCTTTTGTCCATCGAATTATAAACTTAACCCTTTAAAAAAGGAAAAAAACGATGGCTAACCAAGACGCAGCTTTCGGGTTTAGACCCGTCAAGCATCTTAGTGGTGGCGAAATTCGTAATAACACGTATAGAATTACAACCAACTATAATACCGCACTTTACCAAGGTCAAATGGTAACGCGTGTAACAGCAGGTACTTTAGAAACTGTAGCAGCTAATGCTATTTTTCTAGGTATCTTTAATGGTTGTCAATATACGGATCCAACTACAGGTAAACCAACTTGGGCAAAATACTATCCAGCAAGCACAAATGCTTCGGATATTGAAGCCTATGTTTTCGATGACCCTCAAATTGTATTTGAGGGACAGCATGATGGAACAGGAACGGAAGCGATGAATTTCGGTGGATTTGATTTAGCAGGAGTAAGTGGAAGCACTAAAACTGGTAGATCAACACAGGAAATTTCTACTACTTCTCTTGCGACAACAGGTCAATGGAAACAGATTGGAATATCCAAGGATCCTTCAAACAGTGATACAAGTACAGCAAATGTTAACGCATACGTTGTACCTTCACAAGACTTGCATTTCTTCTTGCAAGCTGCAACATTAGCGTAGGGAGGCTTAAATGGCTATATCTAGATCACAACTGGTCAAAGAACTCGAGCCCGGCCTTAACGCGCTGTTTGGTTTGGAGTACGACCGCTACGACAATCAGCACGCAGAAATTTTCGATACTGAAAATTCTGATCGTGCTTTCGAAGAAGAAGTAATGCTATCCGGTTTCGGTACAGCTTCAGTAAAACCAGAAGGAACATCAGTCGAATACGATGATGCGACCGAAGCTTTTACTGCTCGCTATACTCACGAAACTATAGCACTTGCTTTTGCAATTACTGAGGAAGCAGTAGAGGACAACCTTTACGATAAAATCAGTTCTCGTTATACCAAAGCACTAGCACGTTCTATGATGAACGCTAAACAAGTAAAAGCTGCTAATGTTCTCAACAGAGGATTTAACAGTTCTTACACAGGTGGTGACGGCTTAGAGCTTTTCTCTACAGCCCACGTTACTACTGGCGGAAACGTCAAGAATGAGCTAACAACTGCTGCGGATCTTAACGAGACTTCTCTTGAGCAAGCTTTAATTGATATTGCTGGAATGACCGATGACAGAGGATTAAAAATTTCTCTTAACGGAACAAAAATGATCATTCCAGTTAATCTTCAATTTACTGCTGAGAGACTGATGAAATCATCTCAAAGAGTTGGCACTGCTGACAATGATGTTAATGCTGTAAAGAGTATGGGCATGATTCCACAAGGGTATGTAGTTAATAATTTCTTAACTGATACTGACGCGTGGTTCATCAAAACCGATGCTCCTAACGGATTAAAACATTTCCAAAGAACACCTGTTTCCACTAAAATGGAAGGTGACTTCGAAACTGGCAACGTTAAATACAAAGCAAGAGAAAGATACAGCTTCGGCTGGTCTGACTGGCGCGGAATATTTGGCTCACCAGGAGCTTAATTAATATTCATGGGGCGGCTTGTCCGCCCCATTTATAACTAGGTTTAACTAATTGTACCGACTGACCTAGCAGACTATCGTAGAAGCGACGGTATGATTTAACTACGAGGATTATTATGGCCAATACAACATTTAGTGGCTCAGTCAGATCAAAGACTGGTTTTAAAGTAATTAATGAAGCTTCTTCCACTGGTGCTGTTACAGAGACTGGTTTTTCAGTCAATTCAACTGGACAACTGATTGCACTTGGAACTCACAAGTTTCAATCTTTTGCAGGAACTTTAGCATCAACAGACACTGGTGATGCTTATAGTGATGAAGATGTTCTTGTGGAATTAGGAACTCTGAACACAGATGCACCGGACGACTTAGTAACCCCTTCTAAATTTTTTATTCACAGAGCATTAATTGGCATTACAACTGCGGCAGGAGAAACTCTTGTTGGTGGATTAATGCTAAGTGCTACAAGTGGTACAGCGACAAACTCTGCTGTGTCATCTGGAACAGAAATTGTTGGTGCGGGTGTTACTTCATTTAACGAACAGTTAAGTGCTACACAATCAGTTACTGAAATTGATGTTAACTTTAATGACACAGCAGGTAATTATCACATATTTGTTCCAAACGTAACGGCGGCTATAGCTAGTAAATACTTATATGCACATGCTACTACAACTTTAAACGCTGATGCAACAGCAGGTAGATTTACAGTGGAACTAGAATATTCAGTATACTAATAAATAAGTGGGGCTTCGGCCCCACGTTTCTTGATTAAGGAGGGAAACAATGGCAGATACAGTAACAGGACCGACTATCCTACAGCAAAATGACAATCGTGTCGTAATCAAAATAGTTCAACAATCAGACGGAACAGGTAAAACAACAGTTTTTGGTGATGTGTCAGCAATGACAGCACGATCTTCTGATAATACTTCTGTGGCGCATCTCGCATTAATGAGAGTTTGGTTTTCTTGTCAAGGCGGCGATGGAGGAGACTCTTATGCTCGTTTAGATGAAGAAGATGATGATGGAGATATTCCTGTAATTGGTTTAACAGGCACAGGATATTGGGATTTTAGAGAGTTTGGTGGAATACCAGCAGATAAATCTAGTAATACAAATGAAAGTGATGTTAACTTCGTTGTACCTGGCGCCGCTGACAGCGGTAACATGTACACAGTTGTAGCTGAATTTCAAAAAATATATTAATAGATGATATCGAGAGCTTCGATATCTAAACAGATATCAAAAGGAGGCAGCATGCCACAAGGTCCGGGAACATACGGAAGTAAAGTTGGAAGACCGCCCAAAAAGAAAAAACTTTATAAAAAAGGCGGTTCCGTAAAAAAATATAACAAAGGCGGTTCCGTAAAGCAAAAGAAAAAGGATTAACCTAGATGGCACTTTCAGGCACTAACGCT